CTACAGTTTTTGCCCCGCCCAAACGACACGACCTGGGATGGTCAGTTTGTCCAGGCGCTGGCTATCAATAACCTCAGTTGGATACGCCGGATTGTGCGACAGAAGCTCTATCGCACCGTCAACACGGCGATTCACCTTCTTCACCAGCACGTCGCCGTCAAGCACGATAATGTAGAAATTCCCAGACCGAACCTGCTGATTGGGCCTCATGTCGACCAGCATAAGCGCGCCATCTTTTATGATGGGGTCCTGGCTATCGCCGCTGCAGGTGAGCAGGCCGACAAACGCCGGCGATAGGCCCATGTCGTGCAGCCATGCTGTCTTGAACGCCAGCCGCTCGGTGACTTCCTCCGCGAGCGCCTGCAGGCCGTAGCCAGCAGAGGCAGAAACACCCAAACGCGGCACTAGTGTGAAGTCGTTGCCCTCTGTGTCGGGCAGCGTTTCAGCGCCGAGCGCTTCTTCGTGTACCAGAAATCCACCTGTGCCAACTGCCGGGTCCAGGAGCAAATCGGTCACGCCCCTGCCTGCTGCCTTCGCCAGGGCAACGACCACGCTGAATGGTGGCTCTCCCCCGTCAATGTAGCGGGACAAGGTCTTCCACGATTTCCCCGAAACTTGGACGGATTTGTCCCGCCCCAAGTGATTCACGAGGTCACTCACAACCATACCAACGCTTTGGTCGATAGTGGGAACCGCGTTCCCAGTTTCATCGCCGGGAGCAATCATGGCTTAACCCATTGCACTATCTGATGAATTGCCCAATCGGGACAAATATGGCCCGAGCGATAAGTGGGAAGACAATTTTGTCTCGACATAGGACAAAGTTGACCTTACATTAGTGCGCACAAACGTAACCTGTTGTCCGAACCAAGCGCCTTTCGCAGAGGCCGCCTGATCCGAGGAGTTGTTATGAACCGTCCCGAGGTGTGGGATCGTCATGCGATAAAGGCCGCCGTTCACCGGCGCGGCATGACGTTGACCGGCATCGCCATTGATGCCGGGCTCGAAAAATCAGCTTGCCGCCATGGCCTACTAGGCACGCACCGCAAGGGCGCACAGGCCATTGCGGATGCCCTTGGCATCCCATTTCGCACGCTGTTTCCCGACAGTTACACCCGAGGGGCTCACAACGAGCGCCAGACTATCCGCAAGGCAGGCGATCGCGATAGCTCAAATGCGCGCTCCCGTGCTGACAGAGCACAGGGTGTTGCATGACTTCCCTGTCAACGAAGCCACGCCGCGCTGACAAGGCGCCGCCCATGCGCCTCCCCGAATTCCTTTTCCACTCGCTCTTCGTCTTCGTGGCCGTCCTGGCCATCGTTTCCGCTTGGTGTGCCTGATGAACGCCCATATTTCCCCGATCAACGTCGATACGTCCGGCGCGAGCCTTGTTCGGCTCCGGTGCGACAGCATCAATGCTACCGACCGCCTTCGCCGCGTCCTGCCTGATCGTGTCGAGACCTTCCGCGAGCTGTATCGCCTGCAGGGCCAGATTGTGCCGATCGAGTGCGAAATGCGCACCGATGGCCAGCATCGTCTCATCCATGGCGCCCATCGCCTGGCCGGTATCATGGCCGAGGGCGAGGCCGAGATTACGGCTCTGCTCTATCCCGAAGGGCATTTCGGCAGCGAGGATGAAATTCGTGCCCGTGAGATCGCGGAAAACGTCGGTCGTTTCCCGCTCAACGCCCTCGAATTCGCCGTCAGCTTGGCCGAGTGGCGCGATATCTACGAGCGCCAAAACCGCACCGCAAAACCGGGCCGCAAGCGCAAGCAACCCGTCACCGACGAGGTGATGGAGGAAATGAGTGCAGAATTTGCACTCAATTTCTCGGAGGTCGCACAGCGGACCCTCGATATCTCCCGCCGCAGCGTTTTCAACGCGCTCAAGATCGCCACCATTGCCCCCGCCGTGCGCAGCGCGATTGCCGTTCACGCAGTTGCGGCGAAACAGAGCGACCTGCTCTCGTTGGCCGGCCAGCATGCCGACCGCCAGCACCGCATCGCCGACCTGCTTCTAGCGGGCGCCGCCCTTGACGTTGCTGGCGCCATTGCCGTCATCGACAATATCCCGGCGCCGCCCGCTCCGCCTCAGAAGTGGGAAGCTCTGTCCCAGACATTCGCCCGGCTCAAGGCGGCTGACCAGGAGCGGTTCTTCGAGCTGCACCAGGATGCCATCCTTCGTTGGGTCGCGGGGCGCACCAACTAGCATGGCCCGCCGGCGCGACACCCAAACCTCAGACCTGTTCCGGGACTTCCAGCCCGAGCCAGTGGTCGAACGCTTCGACCACGAGGAGGTTCGCGCCTGGTCGCTATCCGGTCGGCTGTCGAAGGCCGTCGCTCTGACGCTCAACGAGACGGGCGAGAGCCGCCATGACATCGCGAAGGCCATGTCGGAATTCCTCAAAGCTCCAGTCTCCAAGGCCATGCTGGACAAATACGCCAGCCAGGCCGCCGAGGAGCATGAGATTTCCGCCGTGCGCCTCGCCGCGCTGGTGGCGATTACCGGGGACCCGAGGGCGCTCAACGTGCTCCTCGAGAGCCTCGATCTGATCGTGATCCCCAAGAAGTACGAGGCGCTGCTGCGCCGTGAGAAAGCCCGCGAAGCCAAAGAGCGCCTGGCACAGGAAGAGGCTGCGGCGGATGCGGAATGGAAGGCCCGTCGATGAAAGAGTGGTTCACCGCACAAGAGATCGCCGACGCCGGCTTGCCGGATCTGCCGACGACCAAGCGCGGCGTTTCCCTGCTCGCCGATCGAGAGGGTTGGGTCAACAACCCCGCCTTTGCTCGGACGCGCTCCCAGCGTGGTGGCGGCTTCGAATACCATTACAAACTGTGGCCGACGCTGGCGCAGGTCGAGCACCAAAAGCGTCACCTGACGATCTCGGCGCCCGTCGAAAACGATCTGCCCATGCCGGCGCCGATATCCGGGCGCGGAGCCACCGAGCGTGACGCGCGGCTGGCCATCCTGGCCGCCTTCGAACAATTCTCGCGCGGGGCTCGCCTTGGGCACAAGGCCTGCCTGCAGGTCTTCTCCGACAAGTACAACATGCGATCGCTCGCCATAGAGGGCTGGATCGTTGATGTCGTGCCGAAGATTTCCAAGCGCTCGCTGGAGCGCTGGCAGGGTGCCAAGCGCGCAGGCACCTTCGATCAGCTCGCCGTCGATCGTGGCAAAGCCCGTAAAGGCAAGGGCGTGTTCGACCTCGCCGAGGGAGGGAGGCTCAAGGCCTTCGTGCTGGCGCTCATCATCGAGCAGCCGCATTTCTCTGCCGATCACATCCGCACCCTCTGCAAAGACGAGTTTGGCGCGACCGTAGCCATTGGCGACTGTCAGCAAGACCTGCCGCCGGCTCGGACGTTCCAGCATGCCATCAAGCGGCTGAAAGAGGACAACCGCGTCCTCATCATGAAAGCCACCAATCCCGATCGGTACCGCTCCGCCATGCGGCCACGCGGCACGGGGATGATGAGGCACATCCGCATAGGCGGTCAGCTCTGGATGATCGATGCCTCGCCGGTCGACGCCCTGTGTGTCGATGGGCGCCATTCAATCTACATCGCCATCGACGTGGCCACGCGCAGGATCGTCATCCTGGTGTCCCGTACCCCGCGCGCTTCGGCCGTGGGCCTGATGATCCGCAAAGCCACCCTGAAATGGGGTGTTCCCCAGCAGATCAAAACCGACAACGGCAGCGACTTTGTTGCCGAGCAGACCAAGCGCCTCTTTCGCCACCTCGATATCGAGGCGCTTGTCTCCCAGAAGTATACGCCGACCGAAAAGGCCCACGTCGAACGCGTCATCAAGACCTTTCAGCATCAGGTTGGGCCGCTTCTGCCTGGCTTCATCGGTCATAACGTCGCCGACCGAAAAGCCATTGAAGAGCGGAAAGCCTTTGCCGCTCGGTTGGGCACCACTGACGCCGAAGCCTTCGGTGTCCAATTGACCGCTGCCGAGCTGCAGCAGCGCATCGATGACTGGGTCGAGTTCGCTTACGAGCAGGCGGAACATAGCGCGCTCGGCATTTCCCCGGCCATGGCAGCGGCGTCCTCGACGAGCCGGCCGCGCATGGTCAACGAACGCGCCCTGGACGCCCTCCTGATGACCGTGCCGGGCAAGGACGGCCTGCGGACGGTCACCGCCCAGGGCATTCGCCTCGACGGCTATCACTACGGCGTCATGGGGTTGTTGCCGGGCGAACAAGTCATGGTTCGGCAAGACCCCACCGACATGGGGCGCCTATATGCTTTTTCGCCGGATGGCACCGAGTTCATGGGCGAAGCCATCTGCCCCGAATTGGCAGGCGTTGCGCCTGCCGCTTACTGGGCGGCTGTTCGCGAAGCGCATGCAGATGTGTTGCGCGAGGGTTCGAAATGGATGGAGGCGGAGCGCCGCCGCATCGCCAAGGGGCCAACGTTTATCGACCGTTATCTGCGCGTTAAACGCGCCGAGGCAAGCAACGTTGTCGCCCTGCCGAAGCGGGCCGACACCCACACGACGCCCCAGATCAGCGCGGCTTTGGCGGCCATGGACGCTCGGGACCGCAGGCCAACGCCCGTGGAGAGCGATCCCGCAATTCTGGCCGAACAGCAGCGGCTGATTGCCGAGGTGTCCGACACCGAATTGATTGCCCGGCATCACGATGCCACCCGCGCGCACGAGGCCCGAGTTGCCGCCGATGCTGTCGCGGCTTTGCCTCGCAATGTCGTGGCCCTCGAAACGCCCAAGACCCGCTATCGGCGCGCCCTCTCGGTGATGGCCGCCATGCAGGCTGGCACGGCCGATGCGGGCGATGCCCTCTGGCTCGGGCAGTACCAGACCACAGCAGAATTCAAGGCTGAGCAGGCGATCCACCAGGACTTTGGGGACGTCTACCTCACCTGAAACGCGAAAAGGCCCGGCTGGACCCCGGACCTTTTCAGTAGCCGGCCGCAGTAGCGGCCTCACGATGAAGGGATAGAAATACATGAATTACACGCCCGTCAACAGGCCAGCGCCGCTCAAGAATGTTGCGGCCTTCACCACGCTGATCCAGACGGTCGTCGAGCGGCGCGCGGACCTTCCCGGTCTCGCCTGCTTCTACGGCAAATCGGGGCTCGGAAAAACCAAGGCCGCCATCTACGGGGCGAACAAGTATCGCGCCGTCTACGTCGAGTGCGGCCAGTTCACTTCGGCTCGCTCTCTTCTCCGGCAAATCCTGCAGGAGGTCGGCGTCCAGAATCCGCGCGGCACGGTCACCGAGCTGATCGAGGACGCGGTGCGCATTCTGGTGTCGCAGGCCGACCGCCCGCTCATCGTGGATGAAGCCCACTGGATCGCGCACAAGAGGTTCGTCGACGTGCTGCGCGAGCTGCACGACAAGTCGACGGTGCCGGTCATTTTGATCGGCGAAGAGACGCTGCCCAAACAGCTCGAAACCTTCGAGCGCGTCCATAATCGCATTCTGAGCTGGGTGCAGGCCTACCCATGTGACCTGGAAGATTTCGCCCTCCTGGCCGCTTCTGTCTGCGCAGGCGTGAAGATCGCCGGCGATCTCGCCCAGGCCATCATCGAGGCGACCGCCGGGAATACCCGCCGCATCGTCGTCAATCTTGCCGCTGCAGAACAGAAGGCCAACCAACTCGGCGTCGGCACCCTCGATCTGGCGACCTTCGGTGGCCGTCAGGCGATCATCGGCAGCCGCGCTCCCAACCCGAGGGGGATGCTCTGATGGGGCGCGCTATCGACGATATCGTGGCCATGAGCGCCCGCCTTCCGCGAGGCAATGACGCCTATTGGCAGCTCATTCTTGAAGTCGACCGGGAGGGCGCCTGGAGCATCGCCTCCATCGCTGCTCGCTGCGATGCCGGCATCAACCGTTCGACTATCCGGGACTTCGTCCGGCGGCTTGAGCTTGGTGGCGTGGCCGTTCGCGTTGGCGAGGACATTCCTAGCCAAGCTGCGTTCCATGGCGGGACGCCGCGGATCACCTATCGCTTGGTCAAGCATCCGGCGGAAACCCCGCGTTTTGACCGTCAGGGCGTCCCCATGAGCGAGCCCACCCGCGTGACGTTGTGGCGTTCTATCCGTATGGCCAAGCGGTTCTCGGTCACCGAGCTGGCCGAAGCCGCAGGCGTGAAACCGGAAGCCGCGCGCCGCTATGTGGCCATGCTCGCCAGCGTCGGCATTGTGGCCAGGGTGTCGGTTGGCCCCGAATATCAGCTCCGCTTGGATATTGGCCCCAAGGCCCCACAGGTTCTGCGCGCTCGGCAACTGATCTTCGACCCCAATTCGCGCGTCGTCATCGGCACGCCCCTTCTTGCGGAGGTGGCCCGATGAACCCGGCCGAGCCGATGACCATGGTCGAAAAGGCCAACCGCGCGCACGGCAGCGCCATGCCTGAGTGGATTGGCGAGCTTGCCCGCCTCGTGGATGCCAGCGGCCTCAAGGAAGCCGCCCGTCGCCTGGGTTACTCGACCGCCACGTTGTCCCAGGTGTGTAACGGAAAATACCTGGGCGATCTCACCAAGGTCGGCGAGGTGGTCCGTGGCGCCCTGATGGCCGAGACCGTCGATTGCCCCGTGCTCGGGGAGATCGGGCGCGATCGGTGCCTCCATGAACAGGACGAGCCGTTCCGCGCCACGTCCTCGTATCGCGCGCAGCTCTATCAGGCGTGTCGCCATAGCTGCCCCCATTCCCGCATCAAAGGAGCCAAGTCGTGACCGCGATCTCTATCCGCTTGTCCGCCCTGCGCCGCGAGTTCGTGCTCGCCCGCGACGGGCAGCGCCCTTTCACCGAAGCCAGCGCCAAGCGGTATCTGAGCCAGCTCGATGAGCTGTGCCGTGATGCCGCCAAGCTTGAGGCGGGATTCGGCGCCGCCGGCGCCCAGCGCGTCAATCGTCGCGGCCAGCCCGACCTCACCAATTTCAGCATCGTTCGTCGGGCGGGAGGCGCCAATGTCTGACAGCGCCGAACGTCTGCTCGACATCGCAACTCAGGTGGCCGTCCTGCAGACCTGGATGGAAGCCGTGAAGGGTGGCCTCCAGCAGATCACGCCCAAGGGTGCTGATTTCTACACCGATAGCCTCAACAGCATCCGTACCGAACTGGAGAACCTCGCCTTCACCACCCGGCAGCGAGAGCGGGAAATGCTGCAGTACGGCAAGCTCGCTACTGACGCCTTGTTGCAGGTGCGCGAGATCCGCTCCGACCGCTTCCCCGAAGTGCCGATCGAGCCGGTGGTCGAGTTGCCCGAGGACGTCATTCGCTTCCCCGGTAAGCTCGTCCGCGACATCTACTGGCAGAGCCGTCGCCCTGGGGGTGCGTCATGAACATGCTCCCCGGCACTGAGCGCGCGATCTATCTGCGCGCAACGGTCTTCGCTTATTCGGCGATCATCATCATCGGCATCGCCACGTTCTGCGCGGCCGCTCTCATTGGGTGGCTCTCATGACTGCGCACGTTGCAATCGACGTGGCCGCCGTGGCCGCACGTATCCATCGGGATGGCCGGCGCGCCCGCGTCTCCCACTTCGATCTTCTGGCCCTCGCCGATTTCGTCGTCGCTACCCTGGCCGAGGAGGCACCGGTTCGGGCGTCCCTGGCGGCGTCGGTCGCGGTCGTGCTGCGCGGCATGGATGAGTGGCAAGCCGCTGAAACAGAGGCGGATCGCGTCCATGAGCAGCACAGCGGGCAGGACGACGACGATGCTTTCAGAGCCTGCATTTTGGCCGGCGGACGTGCGGGCGATGCGCTCCGCGAGCTGGCCAACTCCCTCTCCACCCTCAAGACCGTCTTCGAACAGGAGTTCCCCAATGGCTAAGGCCAAAACCAAGGGCGCCAATCTGCCCGTGCCCCAGAACCGCGAGGAAGCGGTTTCGACCGTGACTGATATCGGGGCGCTGAACCGTGAACTGGCTCGCCTCGAGGCAGACATGAACGACCGGCTCGCGGCGATCAAAACCAGGTTCGAAGCCAAGGCGCTTCCACTCAAGGAAGCTGTCGAGGCGAAGACTGAGGGTCTCAAGATTTGGGCTGAGGCCAACCGCGTCAGCCTGACTGGGGGCGGCAAGACCAAGACCGTGGATCTCGGAACCGGGCTGCTCCGCTGGCGCATTCGTCCCACGGCAGTGCGCCTGACCGGGGTGGAAGATGTGATCGAGCGTCTTAAGTCGCTCGGCTTCCAGCGCTTCCTGCGCACCAAGGAGGAAGTGAACAAGGAGGCCATGCTCAACGAGCCGGATGTGGCCAGGCAGGTCGCCGGCGTGCGCATCGGCTCGGCCGGCGAAGATTTCATCGTCGAGCCGTTCGAGACCGAATTGTCGGTCGAACCGGCGCAGGCGTGAGGTGTCGCCATGAGTGATCTCAAGCACCTCATCGACCTGGTCACGAAAGCGGTCAACGCTCCCACGCCGCGTTCCGACGAGGAGTGGCAGGCATGGCGCGCCGCCGGCGATCGTATTACGCGCGAGCTGCGCGAGCAGCATGGTGCGCGCATCCGGCTCGACCACGACCCGGCAACCATCATTATGGGCGGTGTGCGGTCGACCGCCACCGCCGGCTGGGCATCACTCCTGCGCAATTGGGCGAAGGCGGCGACTAACCGGCTCGAGAAAGCGCGCAATGGCTCGAAGTTCGCAGCGTATGCCGACCGGCGCGGTGTAATCGGGTTCTGCCACATCGATATCGTCCCGGCCGAGACCATGGTGTTCGCCGAGGGCGACGACCTGGACGGCCTCAAGGGGCTGGTTGCAGCGCGTGCCCGGCACGATCGTGGCAACGACCTGCTTTTGGTGCCCGGCGTGCCCGAAGCCATCAACACCGACCAGGCGCTTTCCGCCCTCACGGCATGGACGAACTGGGCCTTCAATTCATCCCCTCGTTTCATCGAAAAGGTGCCGTCATGAGCGCGGAGCCCATTCCCAATTTCCTCAAGTCCCGTCCGGTCGAAGCTGTCGACCACGTTGCGTTCTGCCGCTCCGGTCTGGCCGCTGAGCTGGATCGTACGACCGATGCCATCAAGGTCATCGACCTGCGTATGGAGGAAGCCACCGAGACCCTCGCGCGCCTGCAGCGTCAGCTCGCCGAGGATCGCGATGAGCTGCAGCAGCTCGAACGCGCTCAGCGCGCCGTCAAGCGCGGCATCGCCGAACTGGATGGGGTGCAGCTATGAGCCGCAATCGTCCGCTCTTCATCACCATGCTCGCCAGCGCCGGGTTCCTGGCGGCCGTGGCCATTGTCGTCAAAGGCGTGGGTGGCTTCTGATGTCTAGGGAACGGATCAAGAAGCTCCTGGCACTCAACACCAGCAACGGCGCTACCGAGGCCGAGGCCATGAGTGCCGCTGAGAAAGCGGCCCAGCTCATGGCGGAGCTTGGTCTGTCGGTGGGCGATATTGAGTTCGAGGCGGAGAGCGTTCCTTCGCGCATCGCCACGGGCTCGCCCAGGTCGCGGCTCTGGCCGGTGATCGCCCGATGCACCAACACCGCCCTCGTTGTCTCCCATGAATACGTTGGCGTCAAAGTTCTCTACATCGGCAAGACGCCCGGCACCGACATCGCCGGCTATCTCCACGTGATCACCGATCGGGCGGTGTCGCGCGAGCTTCGCGTCTTCCGGGAGGGTGCTTGGTATCGGCGCCGGCGCACTCAGAAGGCGAAACGGGCGGCGTCCGCTGACTTCGTGGTGGGCATCTGCACGCGCATTTCAAACCGCCTTTACGACCTCTTTGAAAGCCAGATTTCGGACGAATTGGCTGACCTGGCCCGCGAGGAACGGGCTCGGCGCTTCCCCGCCGCCGTGCCCACCAAATTCAAGGGCGGCAGCGGTAAGTACGCCGAGGCTCACTACGCCGGTTACGACGCCGGCGACAACGTAAGCCTAGCCCAGGGCATAACCGCCACCGGGCCGCAGTTGCGACTGGGAGTGGCGCGATGAAGCCTTTCGCCGTCCTGCAGCTCACCATCAATCCACCATTCGGCGGCCGGCCTCAGAGCTGGGAGGTCTTCGTCCCATCGGACCCGAAAAAGGACGCCGAGCAATTCCGCGACGAGGCAAAAAACGCGCTGACGAAGGTCTCGGACAAGTTGCGGGAGCAACTACCGCAATGAGCGACAGCCTCAAACCGAAAGCTAAGGCGCGTATCGCCGGCCTTCTTCCCCCTCCTGGAGCATCCACATGAGCGCAATCGCCGCCATCAATATCGCAGTGAAGTCCCTCGGGATGGACGAAAACGACAAGCGCGCCTTTTACGAACGCCACACCGGCCGGCGCTCGCTTCGGGAAATGACCGATGGGCAGCTCGGCCTCGTCCTAGACGAACTGCGCCGCAGCGGTGCCCCCAAGGCCCGGAAGCGCCTGGACGGCCCTTATGCCCCCAAGCTGCAGGCTCTCTGGATCAGTGGTTACAACCTCGGCCTCGTCCGCAACAAGACCGATGAGGCCATGCTCGGCTTTATCAAGCGCCAGACCGGCATCGATCACACCCGGTTCCTCCGCGATGCCGGCGATGCCCGCAAAGCTGTCGAGGGTCTCAAGGCGTGGCTCGAGCGCGCCGGCGTCGATTGGTCCCAGAGCGATAATCCCAAGGAATGCGTCATCCGCGCCCAGGTGAAGCTCCTGGCCGCCAAGGGCGACAGCCCGGATATTCCGGCGCTCAAGTCCTGGCAGGCTGGCTATGTCCTCTCCGATAAGGACGAGACCGCGCTCATGCAGCGCCTGGGAACGCGCATTCGTGCCAAGGCGGGGGGCGTCGATGTTGCTGCCTGACGATGATCCCGTCGAAAATCGGGCGAACGAGCTGGCCAAGACGATCGAGGCGCTGCTCATCCAGGAGATGAGCGATATCGCGATCACGGCCCTAGCCGGAGCCTTCATCCGGCTGTTGATCGACTACGAGTTCACCGGGGAAGAGGCGATGGCCGTAGTTGGTGACGTCTCCTCGACCACGATCGCCTCGTTCCGTGACTACGAGAACTGGGTGGCCGCGCTTCGCCAGCCCGAACCCTCGGAGCGTCTGAATTGATGAGCCGCCCGCACGAGCTGGACCTGTTGGTTTGGCCCGAGCGGGCTGAGATCGCTCGGCTGTCCGCCGAGCGGTCTGCTTTGCTGTGCCGCATCCAGGCGCTGCCCCCGCATTCCCACAAGCGCATCGCTCTCCAGGTGCGCCTTGTCGAGATCACCCACCGAGAACTGCAGTTGGAAGCCGGGCTCCAAAGGAACGGGGCTCGGGCGTGACCAATCAGGCAGAATTCCTCCCCGAGATCATTGCCGAGATTGCCGGTGTCGCCGGCTTCGACGCCGCCTGGACGATCGCCGTCGCAAAGGGCGGGCAACAGGTGTTCATCCCCGCCATCGCCAGCCCCGATCACTGGCTTGCCCAGCTTGTGGGCCTGGATGCTGCCACGCGGATCTGCGCGCATTTCAGCACCAGGTCGAGCGGCGACAAGATTTTGATCCCGATGGCCTCTGGCGCACGTAGGCGAAAAGCCTGGGCCGATGCGCTTGCCTCGGACAAGTCTGCGAACGAAATCGCAGCGACCCTCGGCGTCCACCGGCGCACGGTGTTCCGGCACAAGTCGCGCACGAACGACGATCAGGGTGAGCTTTTTTGAGGTGCCGGGGGTGACATCTGTCACCCCCTATTTCGGGATGCGAAGCGGGCACATTTGATCGCAGTTCAATCAGCGGATCAAGCGTGCTCGACATGCCCACCATCACCAGAACATCCGAACAAGGTGTTGAAGCCCTTAGCCGTGAAGAAGGCGAGGTGCTGCGCGCCTATCGGTGCCCCGCCGGCGTCTGGAGCATCGGCAATGGCCTCACAAAAGCGTCGGGTGTGGTCACCCCGAAAGAGGGCATGGTCATCACCCACGAAGAGAGCCGGCGGCTGACCCGTTTGGCCCTTACTCGTAACTACGAGCCAGCCGTCGCCAAGGCGATGGAGACCACCCAGCAGAAAGTTTTTGACGGCGCGATCCTGTGGCACTGGAACACCGGCGCCATCGCCAGGGCTTCATGGGTCAAGCTGTTTCGCGCCGGGGCGTTCGCCAGGGCAGAGGCGTCCTTCAAGTCCTGGAACAAGATCGGCAGCATCATCTCGAAGGCGCTGACCAACCGGCGCCTGCGCGAATGGCGCATTCTCGAGTTCGGCGATTATGGCGCAGAAGTGAAGCCGCCCTCCGTTACGCCGCCGGCCGAGGTCGTCCAGCGACTGGCCAAGCTCGGCTATGAACAGGTGCCGATCGTCGATCGCATCAAGGCGTTCCAGCAGGACAATGGCCTCACCGTTGACGGCATCGTCGGTCCGGCGACCCGCGCAACGCTGCAGCGCGTCGAGGAAGCCCGGCTGGCCAATCGCGTCACCGTGGGCGGCGCTGCCGGCAGCGGCTCTGTCACTGCCGCTCCCAGCGCCACCGATCCATCCTCGATCGACCCGACCACACTCCTCTGGGTTGGCGGCGCAGCGCTCGCCGTCGGCTTGGCCGTATGGCTGGGCTTTTACGCCTGGCGCAATCGCGGTCCGCTTTTCGCCTGGCTCCCGGAAACCGCGAAGGACTGGTTCGAGGCGCACGGCGTCGTTCTCGGCCGGCGCGTCCGCACCTGATTTTTTGCCCATTTTGAAAGGCCTTTAAAAGTGCAGCAGAACCCTCTTGCCACGATCCTTGCCCAGGCTGGCGCGCCTCTTCTCAAAACGCTCGTGACCACTACCCTTCCTCCTCCCTTCAACACCCTGGGGGGAGTGGTCGTCGATACGGTAGCGAACCAGCTTGGCGTCGAGCCGACTCCCGAAGCGATCGCCCGGCAGTATGAGGCCGATCCGGAAACCACCACGGCGGTGATCCAGGCTGTCGAGGCCAATCCCGATGCGATCCTTGCCGGCGTCGAGCAGCAGCGCGCCACCAACGAGTTGCTGCAGGCCGAAATGAAGGAGCCGCTCTGGACGTGGGCATGGCGTCCGCTCGGCATGTATGGCCTGGGCGTCCTCTGGTTCTGGAACATCATCGTTCTCCACCTCCTCAATTGGTGGTGGAAGAGCGCCTTGCCTCCGACCGATCTGCCCACGCTCCTAACGCTGTCCGGCCTCTATATGGGCCTCTATATGGGCGGCCACACCGTCAAGGATTTCGTGGCCAAGAAGTGGGGCGGTGACCTCATCGACCGCGTCACCGGGGCGCGCTGATGGAAGCTTTCGACCTCGCTCGCAACGTCATTTCGGCGGCCGCGACGCTGATCTCGATCGGCACCATGATCTACGTCTGGCTCACCAGCCGATCGAAGGTCAACGAAGCCGACATTCGGGAGCTGCAGAAGAAAGTCAGCGAGCAGAATGGTCGGCTGCAGGGCTTCGAAAATGCCCTCAAGAACATGCCCGACAAGGACACCGTCCACGACCTCGACATGAAGGTCTCCGAACTCAACGGCCAGATCAGGGTGGTTTCCGAATCCATGAAGGCCGTTGAGCGCACCGCCCAGCGCATCGAAAATTTTCTGCTCGATCAGGCCAAGAAGTAAATGTCCGAATACTCCACCTACATGATCGCCGACGCTCGCCTCGTGATCCTCAAGGAACTGAAAGCCCAGACGGACGGACGCCTCAATGAGACGATCCTCACCTCGGTGCTGGACACGTTCGGCTATCGGAAGTCGCGCGATTGGGTGCGCACCCAGCTCCGCGCCATGGCTGATGTCGGCGCCGTAGCAATCACGGAGGTGGGGTCGGTGCTGATTGCGGAAATCACTCGGGCCGGCCTCGATCACGTCGATCGCCGCACAGTGATCGAGGGTATCGCTCGCCCGTCTCCGGGAGCCTGACCATGGCGGCGCGAAAGGGACGCGGCAGACTTAGCGGGATCGAGCGGCTTCCACCCGAGTGCGATGAAATCATCACCTGGGCAGCTGACCAACTTAAGAACCGAGAACGTACCCAGCAGGACATCTACGAGGAGTTCTTCGGCAAACTCCAGGCGCTGCAGGCCGAGTTTCATGGCGAGCTGGATTTCGCCATACCATCGCGCTCCGCCTTCAATAGGTTCTCAATTCGCCTGGCGGTGATGACCAGGCGCATCGAAGAGACCCGCGAAATCGCTGGCGCGATCGCCAGTCGGTTCGATGCCAAGGCTTCGGACGACCTGACGCTCATCGCCGCAGAGGCGATCAAGACGCTGGTGTGGGAAGTGCTCACCGCTGCCGGCGAAAGCGGCATCGATCCCAAAGGCGCCGTCAATCTGGCCAATGCCCTTCGCGCTGCTGCCCAAGCTCAGAATTTGTCGAGCGTCCGCCGCCAAAAGCTCGAGCAGGAGTTCAAGGGAGAGGTCGAAGAGGCTGTCGACAAGGTTGCCAAGGTTCGCGGCCTCTCGGCCGAAACCGCCGAGGACATCAAGTCGAAGATTCTCGGTGTCGATCGCGAAAAGAGGAAAGCTGGATGATCACGCGTTGTTCGTGCTCGGTGCCCGGTTGCGGTTGCGCCATTTCCATCATGCCATTTCTTACCATCCGCTCTCGCCACGATCTCCTGGCAGGTCTCTGTCGCGAGCACCTTCGGCTGGTCGATCCGGACCGCCGGCGCGTGCTCCGCGATGCCCGCCTGGAGTTTCGTTTGTCGCCATCGCTGGCTGGCGCCATCCTGTTCCAGCGGGCGTGGCGGATCGTTGAGGCCCAGGCGATCGAGCGTGCCAGTGGGAGAGCTGCAGCATGATCCGGCTTCCCGATGGCACCATGATTAATCCGCGCCACGTCGCCGACTTGAGCTGGGACCGCCGGTTCTACGCCAATGGTAGCGCCTCCTGGCTGGTGATCAGGATGTCGAGCGGCGTCACATATCGTGTCGAAAGCGACTATCTGGTCGATGCCCACGCCATCGAACGCCAGATCGTCTCCGCGCTCCTGGAGGACCGGGCGTGAAGGCGATCCCCGACATTGCGATATCGATCCGCCAGCCATGGACCTGGGCGGTAATCCATGCCGCAAAGGACATCGAGAACCGAGGTTGGCGCCGGCCTAATCCTGGTTTGAATTTTCGGGGCGAAGTGGCAATCCATGCCGCCCAGGGCATGACGCAAGCTGAATTCGTGGCAGCGGCCGCCTTCGTGCAAGCGATCGGCGTTTCGTGTCCGCCCGCCGCCGAGCTACTGCGCGGCGGCATTATCGGCGTCGCCACCGTGACCGATGTCGTGAGTTCGCACCCCAGCCCCTGGTGGATGGGACCGCGAGGCCTCGTCCTGGCCGATGCGCGGCCGGTCGAATTCATCCCCTGCAGGGGCGCGCTGGGCTTCTTCAAATGGCAGAGGGACGACGAAGCTATCGCCCCCAAGCCCGCGCGCTGGATGATGCCTAAGCCTGTGGCGCCCGTTCTCCAGGAGGCGTTCCTTTGACCGCCCCAATCACGAAAGCGCAGTGGGAGGAGCTGCGGCGCAATTCCGAAGTTGCCGTGCTCGAGGAAATCGGCCTTCCGCACGTGCTGTTGCCGTACCAGGCCGAGCCGGTCGATCTTCTCGACAGCGTTTCGCGCCTCGTGCTCTTCATCGAGAAATCCCGCCGCGTCGGCTTGACCTGGGGGCTTGCGGCTTTCGCCGCCCTCAAGGCCGCCAAGGCGAAGTCGGCCGGCGGCATGGACGTGATGTACATCTCCTATTCCCAGGAGATGACCCGCGAATTCATCGACGCCTGCGCTATGTGGGCTCGGGCCTACTCGATCGCGGCCATGGCTGTGGAAGAAACCTTCTTCCCCGATCGAGACGAAACCGGCGACCGCTCCATCCAGGCGTTCCGTATCCGGTTCGATAGCGGCTTCGAGATCATGGCGCTGTCGTCGGCGCCGCGCACCCTGCGCGGCAAGCAGGGCGTCGTTATCATCGACGAGGCGGCCTTCGTCGACAATCTAGCGGAGCTGCTCAAGTCCGCGCTGGCCTTCCTCATGTGGGGCGGCTCTGTTGTGGTCTGCTCGACGCACAACGGCACCGAAAACGAATTCAACGTGAAGATCCAGGACATCCTCGGCGGGAGGCTGTCCTATCGGCACATGAAGATCGACTTCGACCAGGCGCTCCTGGATGGGCTGTTCAAGCGCATCTGTCTGGTCAACGGGGAGGAATGGAGCCCGGAATACGAGGCCGAATGGCGCCAGGGCATCATCGACGACTATGGCGATGCCGCCGATGAAGAACTGTTCTGCGTTCCCACGGCCGGCACCGGTGCATGGCTTCCTGGTCCGCTGATTGAAGCGCGCATGACCGTCTCCCCCGAGGAGGCGCCCATCCTGCGCCTGGAGTTGCCGCCTGACTTCCTTCACCGATCGGAAGTCGAGCGCCGCTCGCTCATCTCGCCCTTCATGGAGCAGCTCGAGGAGGCGATCGAGCGTCTCGACGGCAAGTTGCAGCACAGTTTCGGTTTCGACTTCGGCCGCGTTGCCGACCTCACCATCGGCAAGCTCCTGGCGATCGAGAAAAACCTGCGCCGTCGATCGGCGCTGTGTTTCGAGCTACGCGGCGTTCCGGGCGAAGAGCAGAAGCAGATCACGCGTATGGTGCTCAAGGGCGCCCCCCACCTTGTCGGTGCTGCATTCGACGCTACCGGCATGGGTTGGACCGTGGCCGAAGACATGGGGCGCGAGTTTGGCATGCGGGTCGAGGAGGATGGCTCGGGCCTCGTCTGGGCGGTCCACTTCTCGCAAGGCTGGTACAGCCTCAACATGCCGCCCCTCAAAGTCGCCTTCGAAGACGACATGATCGCGCTCACCCGCGATGCTGACCACCTCGGCGACCTGCGCCTGGTCAAGGTCATCGGGGGTGTTCCCTCTATTCCGCCGATCCGCACCACCCAGACCGGTGGCAAGGGCAAGAAAAAGAAACGCCATGGTGATGGTGCTGTCGCCGTGGCCCTCGCACACTTCGCCAGCCGCATGCCCTGGCGGGAATACAACTACACCCCTGTCCCTGCGCATGCCTCGTCCCAGTCCGATAGCTTCGACACTCCCGATGGTGTCGAGCAGCGCGATTGGTGGAAGGGACCGATGGGTGCGCGACTTCGTGGGAGCATTTAAATGGCCGTTTATCAGGGCTTGATCGACAAACACGGGCGGCAGATCGAGAAGCGCCTTCTCACTACCGAGATTGCGGGGCCGACGATCAGTGGCGTCCGCTCGCCCATCACCAACTATCCGAGCGAGGGCCTCAATCCGGTTCGGCTGGCCAACATCCTCAAAGAGGCCGATCGAGGAGAGCCGTTGCGTTACCTCGAGCTAGCCGAGCAGATCGAGGAAAAGGACCCGCACTATCTCGGTGTCCTGGGGACGCGCCGCCGCCAGGTGAGCCAGCTCGAAATCACGGTCGAGGCCGCCAGCACGGATGCTGAGGACGAAAAAGATGCCGAAATGGTTCGGGAATGGCTCAAGCGCGATGAGTTGACCGATGAACTGTTCAACATGCTCGACGCTATCGGCAAGGGCTATTCCTTCACCGAGATCATGTGGTCGACCGATCTCGGCACCTGGACGCCCGCGGTGCTCGAATGGCGAGATCCGCGCGGCTTCACCTTCGACCGCGACGGCGTCACACCACTGTTGATCACCGAGGGCGGCCAGCACGAAGACCTGCTGCCGTGCAAGTTCATCCACACCATCATCCGGGCGAAGTCGGGCCTGCCGATCCGGTCGGGCGTGGCGCGGGTGGCGACGTGGAGCTACATGTTCAAGGCCTTCACCAACCGGGATTGGGCCATTTTCGTCCAGACGTTCGGGCAGCCCATCCGCATCGGCAAGTACGGCGCCAACCCCAGCCAGGATGACATGGCCAAGCTGTTCTCGGCCGTGGCGAACATCGCCGGCGACTGTGCGGCGATCATTCCGGAATCGATGAAAATCGAGTTCGTGGAATCGAAGACGATCTCCTCGAGCGGCGACCTCTACGAGAGGCGTGTGGATCACCTGGACCGCCAGGTATCGAAGGCCGTCCTCGGCCAGACGGCAACCACCGACGCCATCGCCGGCGGCCACGCGGTAGGAAAAGAGCACCGCAAGGTGCAAGAGGACATCGAGCGAGCCGATGCCAAGGCAATGTCGGCGGTGCTCAACCGCGATCTGATCCGCCCCTGGATCTGGCTGCGCCGGGGAGCTGATCACGATCGGTTCCCGAGGCTCCGCATCGGCCGGCCTGACGAGAAGGATGTCCAGCAGACCGTCAACGGCGTCGAAAAGCTCGTTAAACTCGGCTTCAAGGTCAAGACACAAGAGCTGTATGACCTGCTGCAGCTCAGCAAACCCGGCGACGGTGATGAAGTCCTGGGCGGGGCCGTCGAGCCGCCGTCGCCAATGCCTGGGCTTGCCAACCCGGCGCTGCAGCTCGCCGGCGCCACCAAGCCAGATCCCGTAGATGCTCTCGCCGTGGACGCCGCGCTGGCGGCCGCCCAGGGAAACGATGAAATGTTCGCGCTGATGCGCGACATCGTCCTGGGCGCGACCAGCTTCGAGGAGGTCAAACGAGAGATCGCAGCCATCTCGCCGACCACGTCGTTGACCGCCACGGCCACGGCGCTACAACAGGCCATGGTCATTGCGCGGCTGGTCGGTCGCCAGGAGATACTCAGTGGCGCGTGATGTAGAATTCAACGGCGTCAAGTTTGCCGAGGCGATAGCCTTCCTTCGCCGCCGTCAGCTCTTGACCGATACCGAGTGGCTGCGTCTTCTTCGGGAGGTGACCGGTGACGTTGAGCTGGTCCTGACGGACCAGCGCGGGCAGATGCAGCGCGACCTTATTCAGGCGGTGATCGATGCGATGGATGGCGGCCAGTCCTTTGCCGATTTCCAGCGCAACTATGACGAGATCATCAAGCGTTACGGCTGGACGGCGCCCGGCGATCCTGGTTGGCATGCCCAGCTCATCTTCCGCGTGAACACCTCCAACGCTCAGAACGCCGGCCGCTGGGAGCAGAGCCAGCGTCTCAAGCGGTCGCGCCCCTATCTCCGCTATGTGACCGTGGGCGATCACCGGGTGCGGCCCCACCATCGGGAATGGCATGGGGTCATCCTGCCGATCGACCACCCGTTCTGGACCACGCACTATCCACCCAACGGCTTCCTCTGCCGCTGCCACGTCCAATCAGTCTCCGATCGAGATCTCGAACGCTATGGCTGGCAGCTCACCGACCACGCTGATGCCCGCCTTGCTATCCCGCCCGACGATGGCTGGGAGGGGAATGTGGGCATGGCCGGCATGGCGATCGGCGCTCCCTAGCACGTCAGATTTCGGATATCGATTTGGAGCCGCAGGGAGCCGCCAGGACGGCTCTTAGGGTGCGCAGATAGCTGCCGAGACCGCTTCGAGGCTCCTAGGCTATTTAAAACCCGTTTAATTTCGATGCTGTGCGGCGAGCGACGTGTTACGGTCTATCCGTTCCCGGAAATCCAGCTTGAGCATTTAGGGGTGACACTTGTCACCCCCAACCGCGTGTCGGCCGTGATGCACGTTCGCCGTTATGAAACACGGCGTCAACGATCAGCTCTCCGCGCTCACCATTTCGCTCCACTCGGCAGCCCTGCAGCCGAGCGAGCGCGTCGAGCTGTTCTCGTATCAGGACCTTCCTGCAGCGGCCGACGATGTGCCCGAGTGGATTCATCTTTTGCCTGCCGGCGAGATCCGCACGGTGGACGGACGCGGCCCTTTCCGCGTTAGCGACGTCGCTGCCCTCATGGCGCGCAGCATGGAGATCAGCGGCAACCGCCTGGTCCTCGACGAAAACCACGCTACCGACATCGCCGCACCTCGTGGCGAACCAGCCCCGGCGCGGGGGTGGATCGTGGCGCTCGAGGAGCGTCCTACCGGCGTCTGGGGCAAGGTGGAATGGACCAAGGCCGGCCGCGAGTTGATGGCCGACAAGGCTTATCGCGGCATTTCCCCCGCTATCGCCCACGACCGCAACAAGCGCGTCGGCGCCATCCTTCGAGCCTCGCTCGTCAATCGCCCCAATCTTTTGGGGCTCGCCAGCCTTCACCACCAGGAGAACAACATGGACTTGCTCGCTCGGCTGCTCGCAGCCCTCGGCCTGCCTGCCGAAACGACCGAAGATACGCTCGTCACCGCCGTCACTACGCTGCACCAGGCGCGGGCAGATCAGGCGGTGTCTCTGCAGTCCCAGATCGACCCCATTGCCGTCGCCGCCGGCCTGCAGGTTGGCGCGAGCGCAGCCGCAATCGCGGCCGCCGTCGCCACCCTGGCGGCTGAGCCCGAAGGCGCGGTTGTCGTGTCCCTCCAGTCCGAACTGGCCGAAGTCACCACCAAGCTCAACGACCTGGTCGAGGGCAACGCCCGGCAGGCGGCCGAACGCTATGTCGACGGCGCCATCGCGCGCAAGGTGGTTGGGGTCTCCCCGCTGCGCGACCACTACATCAGCCGCCACATGGCCGATCCGGCCGCCGTTGAGCGCGAGATCGGCGCGCTGCCTTCGCTTGGCAATGCCAACACCATCGTCCCGCCCCGGTCTGGGGCCGGCGGCGAGCTTTCCGCGACCGACAGCCAGGTCATCGCGCTGATGGGCCTCGACCCGGAGGCCTTCAAGAAAATCCGCAAGTCCGAGCAGGAGGCCGCGCTCTAAGGCGCGCTCCCAGGAACAACCTCGCCGGGCGCTGGCCCGAGCACAATGCAGAAGGTAGCCGTCTGATGACCGCACTAACTCAGGGCCGGAATACGCCTCGCGTCTCCGGCGATATCAAGCGCCTCGGCGTCGCCACGGGTGTCACCATCTTCGAAGGCGCTATCGTCATGCGCACCGCCACCGGCTTTGGCACCAAGGGGCAGACCGCCCTCAACCTCGTCGGGGTTGGCATGGCCATGCACCGCGCAACCGGCGGCGCCTCGGACGGCGCCAAACCGATCGACGTGCATGTGGGTATTTTCCGTTTCGGCAATTCCGGCGCGGCCGATGCCATCACGATCGCGGATATCGGCAAGCCCGCCTATGCGGTCGACGACCAGACCGTCGCCAAAACCAACGGCACCAACACCCGCTCGATCGCCGGCTTCATCTACGACGTCGATGACCTGGGCGTGTTCGTCGCGTTCGACGAGGCGGCCGTTCGCTCCTTCATCGCCGGCACGGCCGCGTAACCCAACCCGAACAGGAACAGCTTTCGATGCTCGTCAATAGCGCCAATCTCGACTCTCTTCGTGTCGGCTTCAGCACCGCTTTCCAGAGTGGCCTTGGCATGGCCACCTCCCAGTGGTCTCAGATTGCCACGCTGGTTCCGGCAACTCAGAAGGAACAGAAATATGGATGGCTCGGGAAAGTGCCGAGCGTCCGCGAATGGGTCGGCCCGCGCCTCATTCATGCCCTCGAACAGCATGATTACTCCATCACGGAAAAAGCGTGGGAACTGAGCCTCGGCGTCGATCGCGACGATATCGAGACCGACAACCTCGGCATTTACACCCCGATGTTCCAGGAACTGGGGGCGTCGACCGGTGCGTTGTCGGATGAGCTGGTGTTTGGCCTGTTGTCGCAGGGCTTCACCACCGAGTGCTACGACCACCAGTATTTCTTTGATACGGACCATCCGGTCACGGACGCCGATGGCAAGGTAACGTCGGTTTCGAATTTTGGCGGTGGCTCCGGGCCTGCGTGGTTCCTCATGTGCACCAGCCGACCGCTAAAGCCCCTCATTCTCCAGCGCCGCAAGGACTTCGAATTCGTCCACAAGGACGCGCTCACGGACGACAACGTCTTCAACAACAAGACGTTCATCTACGGAGCTGACGCTCGCTGCAATGCCGGCTTCGGCTTCTGGCAGTTCGCCTATGCCTCCAAGCAAGATCTCACGCCGGCCAACTACGAGGCCGCCCGCGCCGCGATCATCGGCATGAAGGGCGATCATGGCCGGCCCCTCGGCCTCGTCCCGAACCTTCTGCTGGTCAATTCGACCAACGAAGGCGCCGGCAAGCGCATCCTGCAGTCGCAGCTCGTCAACGGTGGCGAGAGCAATCCCTGGGCGAATAGTGCCCAGCTTCTTACCTCGCCCTGGCTGCAGTAACGCAATCCGCCGGCCGCGTGCCGGCGGGTTTCCGGGGAGCGGTTGCCCCATGCGACCGCTCCCTTGAGACCCGGAAAGGAAATTCGACTTTGAAGCTCTTCCGTACTTTTAGCCTCGCTTGCGTCATGGCGCTTTCCGCTCTTGCCGGCCCCGTGCTGGCGGCGGGCATGCCCCTCGATCTCCTGGCGCCCAGCGTTTCGGCGCAGGACTGCATTGCACCCGAGCTGGCGGTGATGCCGGCCTCGGCCCTCTTCGTCGAGGCGCGTTCGGACTGCGATGCGGTCATTCTCGACGTCGCGGGCATCTGTCTCCATCCGGTCGCGGATGCCAAGGCGCTCCAGACGCCGCCCGAGATCCTCGCCGCGCCCATGAGCTGCAGCCCTCTCGAAGGGCGAAGTCCTGGCTAGCCCCGGTTTGACAGTCCTCCCTTGACTGTCCCGATCCGCCGGCTCCGGCCGGCGGGTCTTCCAGGAGGGGTTCGCTGAACCCTTGCTGCAAGACCCGGAGAGGAACTCATGTCCGATATCGTTTTGCCCAAGTCGCTCGAAGAAGCCAAAGCCCTGCTGGAGGCCGCCGGAACCGCTGTTGCGGCCGCCCAGACCGCTATCGAGGCGGCAAAGACCGCTAAGGATAAGAAGGCGGCCGAAGCCCTCGGCTACGAGGCCGAAAGCGCCACACTGCTCGCCCAGGCATTTGTCGCGGCCTTCGCCGACACCCCCGCCACGGTTTTCGAAGCCGTGCAGCGCCAGTCCGAGGCGGAGGGCAAGGCCCGCGAACTGGAGGCAACCATCCCCGACCTGCGCGGGGCCGAAAAATCTGAGGCCCTCTCCATGGTCAACGATCTGCAGCGCCAGGCGCTGGCGTGGCGGGCTGTTGCCGGCACGCCGGCTCCTGGCTCGGATGGCCCGGGCCAGCAGGATGAATCCCAAGCGGAAGCACCCGAGGGTAACGCCGTCGCCGCTTCGCCGCAGGAAAGCGCGGACACAGACGGGCCGGGAGTAACGAGTGGGGCTAACCTGCGCGGCAAGCAGGGTGTCGTCATCATCGACGAGGCGGCCGTCCTCGATGATGGGGCCGGTGCCGCCCACTCTCTTGAGACGGGTAGCGTGATCGATGCGCTCCTCGATATCGAGCCGGAAGTGCTCGATCGTGCCGCCGAACTCATGGCTGATACGGCCGAGGAAGAGATCACTTTTGAAGACGTGGGCTTCCAGTTCGATCCGTTGGACGGCCACCTCTCACTTAAAAAGAGCGGCTTCGATCTGAGCGAGGGCATGGTGATCACCGTCATCGGGCCGCCCCAGGGCCGCCGACGCGCAGGCTTCTGGTTCGGGTCCGAGCCGAGCACGGTGACGGTCGATGCCGAGCAGATGAAGCTGATCGAGGCTGATCCCTCGTTGTCGTTCAAGGTCGGCTCCCAGGAATTGGGCGGTCAGTTCCCGCTCTTTGGCCGCAGCGGCCGTCCGACCGTCGCCGATCTGCTCGATGACCAAGGCGACCCGGTGCCCGTGACCGTCCTCGGCCCTGCGGCTGGCCGCCGTCGCGCGGGGCGGCAATTCACGGCCGTACCCGTCACCTTCCTGCCGACCCATGAGCAGCTCGAGCAGCTCGTCGCGGATCTGCAGCTCTCGATCGCGCCCGCCTGACTTCTCCGTATCGCTTCTGGGCGCTTGAGCACGGCGCCCAGGGCGGCGGGGTAGCGCAGAGGTAGAGCGGCGGGCTCATAACCCGCATGTCGCCGGTTCGATCCCGGCCCCCGCAACCAACCACCAGGACGAAACCACCCGATGGCCTATTGCACCCTCGAACAGCTCATTGACCGGTACGGAAACCAGTTCCTGGTGGACGCGACCGATCGCGAGGGTGCGGCCACCGGCGAAATCAACTTGCCGACGATCGACCGCGCCATTGCCGACGCTGATGCTCTCATCGATGGGTATCTGGCCGCGCGTTACAGCCTGCCGATCGCCACCACGCCCGAGCTGGTCCGCGAATTGTCGCTGACCATCTCGGCTTACAAGGCTCACTCGCAGGTCACCTCGGAGAAAATCCGCAAGGATTACGAGGACGCCATCAAAGCCCTGCTGCAGATCTCGCGCGGCGATATCCGGCTCAATATCGATGGCGCCGAGCCGTCGACCGCCGGCGCCACGCTCATCAAGACCAACAACCCCGAACGGCCCATGACCGCCGAGTCCATGAAGGGGTACATCTGATGACCGGCATCAGCATCAGCCTTACCGGTCATGATGAGGCGATGCGGCGCGTGGAAGCCGCAATCAATCATGCCGAAAACACGCTCGACATGTTCGACCAGATCGGCGCGGCCGTAGTGGTTTCGACCCAGCAGCGCTGGGAACGCGAGGTCGATCCGGATGGCAATCCCTGGCCGAAGTCGGTGCGCGTCCTGATCGAGGGCGGCAAGACGCTGCGCGACACAGGGTTCTTCTTCAATTCCGTGACCCACCTGCCGACCAGCCACGGCGTCGAGGTCGGCAGCGATGCCATCCAGGCGGCGGTGATGCAGTTCGGCGCCACGATCACGGCAAAGACCGAAAAGGGCCTGACTTTCAAGGGAGCGACCGGCTGGGCCAACGTTCAGTCTGTCACCATTCCGGCGCGTCCGTGGCTCGGCCTGGACGAGGAGGACGACGCCGAGATCATCGCCATTGCGGGCGAGTGGATCGCCGGGCCGTACCAGGAAGCGGAGGCGGCCCATGCTCGTTAAATTCGTGAAAGCGCGCCTCCACACGGCCATCGAAGAGTTGCGGGGCCGAATCTACGAGGTCGCCGACCTCTCGGAGCTTGTGCGTCAGAAGGCGCTGCCGAATGCACCGGCAGTCGCCTACGTGCTCCCTCTCGGCCTCTCTACTCGAGGAGGCGGGGAATCGTCGGTGGGCGCTTTCACCCAGATGATCGACGAGACCGTCGGCGTGATCCTGATGATCCGCACAGCAAACGATGTGACGGGCGCCCGAGGCGTTCCGAAGCTCGATGCCCTCATCTGGCAGGTGATCGAGGCGATTTGCGGATCGGCCGAGGCCGGTGCGATCGGCGACCTTCGCCTGACGCGCGGCCGCATGATCTCCGTGAACGCCGGCGCCATTTTTTACCAGCTCGATTTCGCAACCCAGCTCCAGGTGAGGATCACGTCATGAGCAAGAAGACGCCGGCGGTGCCCGTCCAGGGCGGTAGCTACCGCGTCACCAAGTCCGGCGCCGTGCAGGTGCTCGGGCAGACCAAGCCGCAGGAGGCTTTCGGGCGGCCGGAGGCCGATCCGCCGGTCGACACTGCGCCGCCCGCTGAAAACCCCGCTTAAAGGAGCCTCAAAATGCCGGCGCCCATGCGTTGGAAATCCAAACTCATCACCGCCAAACCCGAGGCGACCTATGGTGTCGACGCGCTGCCAACGGCAGCCGCCAACGCTATTCTTGCCCGCAACGTGACGATCTCGCCGATGGAAGGCGAGGATGTCAGCCGTGAGCTGGAATACCCCTATATGGGTGGCCAGGCGACCATTCCGGCCGGCTTGCGGACCCGCATTCGCTTCCAGGTCGAGCTGCAGGGCTCTGGCACGGCTGGCGTCGCGCCCGCCTGGGGGCCGATCATTCGAGCTTGCGCCGTGCGCGAGGTGATCGTCGAGGACACCTCGGTGACGTATGAGCCGATCTCAACAGCGCAGGAATCGGTCTCGCTCTACTTCTGGATCGAGAACACCCTGCAGAAGGTCGTTGGCTGCCGTGGCACCGCCACCAAGCGCTTCAATGCCCAGGGCATTCCCGTCATGGAGTATGATCTCCTCGGCCTCTACAGCGATCCGATCGAGCAGCCTCCCCTTGGGCCGGACTACACCAAGTTCGAAAAGCCCACGCTCGTCACCAAGGCGTACACCCCGACGTTCACGGTCAACGCCGTGCCCCTGGTGATGCGGGAATTCTCGCTGAATCTCAACAACCAGGTCGAACCGCGGCTTCTCGTCGGGCGCGAGGAAATCATCATCGTCGATCGCAACGACGCCGTGACATGTCGGGTCGAGGCCGTGCCCGTGAGTACCTTCAACCCCTTCGCCCTGGCTCGCCAGCAGACCACAGTCGATACGGTCCTGGTCCACGGTACCGAAGCCGGTCGCATCGTCACGCTCAACATTCCGACCGGTCAGATCGGCCGCATGCCCGACTACGAGAACAGCCAGAACGTCCTCGAATGGAACCTGCCGATCATGGCCTTGCCCAATCAGGGCAACGACCAGTGGTCGCTTGTTCTGACCTGATCCGTGACCGCCTAGGAGCCAATCCATGTTCAATATCGAAGAAACGCCGACCTTCATCGAAACGGTCACCGTGATCTCTCCCGATGGAGAGGGCACCAAGACCCAGACCTTCCAGGCGACCTTCCGGCTGATCCCGCTCGCCGATGAGCCGATGGAGGGCCGAGTGGGCTGGAGCGATTTTCTGCGCGAGGTGATCGTCTCGTTTGATGACCTGGTCGGGAACGACAAGAAGCCGATCGCCTATTCCGAGACAATTCGTGAATGGGCGATCCGGCGGCCCGACGTGCATCGCGCCCTGGTCAAAGCGTTCTTCGACGGCAGTGCCAAGGGCATCGAGGGAAACTGAGATGGGCTGCCCGCGCCTGGGTGGCGGGCAGTCTCTCAAAGAAGCGCAGCACCACGGCAGATAGCTCGCTCCTCGACGATGCCAGGCGCTTCGGGATGTCGGCCGAGGACATCGCATCGCTTTCCCAGGCGGAGGCGTCGGGCCACGGCACCGGGGCAGTCTGGAGGGCCAACGAACCCGCCGTCCGCGCTTTCGTCTTCACCGCCACACAGTGGCGCACCACCCAGCTCACGACCGAGACCGGCGCCAGGCTCTATTGGGTCGGTCTCGATTACGCCGGCGTCCGCGCCGGCCTGGAAGGCCTTCATATCCCGGTCACCCCAAATCTCTGGGCCGGGCTGATGGTGATGGAACAGGAGGCGCGCTCAGCGCTGAACGGGGACGGTTGATCGGCCATGGCCTTAGTGGTTTCGCTAAACATCGAGGGAAATGCCGCCGGCGCTGTAAGTGCCGGCAAGGCAACCCGTGCCGAGATGGCCACGCTCGGCAAGGAGCTTGAGACCACACGGGCCAAGGCGCGTGAACTCGACAATGCCTTTGCCAGCCAGGCGGCCGCGCGCGCCAAAGCCAGCTCCTACGCCGATTTGGTGGCGAATCTCCGCGCCGAACAGCAACTCGAGGCGAGTAGGCTCAAGGCGCAGATCACGGAAACTGGCCGCAACCAGAGCTTGGCGCGAGGCGCTGCCCTGGCGCGCGATGCCGCCAGCGCTGCCCAGGCGCTCGCCAATAGCGAGCGTGAGCTGGCGTCCGTCCAGGCACGGGTGGCCACGGCTGCCGCCCAGGCTGGCCTTGCCCTCGATCGGCTCGCTACCCAGCAGGGCCGAGTGAGTGCAAGCGCCCAGGCGCAGGTCAACGCGCAGCTCGGCGTCCGGACGGATTTCGGCACCGGCCAACGCGAGGCCGACATTGCGGCGTATGGCCAGCAGCTCGACGCGCTGCGTGGCAAGTTCAATCCGCTTTATGCTGCCGGGCAGGCCTACAAGACGACGCTGCGCGAGATCCGCGACGCCCATCGCTTGGGCGCTATCAGCTCACAGGAAATGGCCAGCGCGATCGACCGCGAAAAGGCGGCCTTTGCCGCCCAGGTCACCAATATGGGGGCCTATGGCCAGCAGGTCAGGCGCACCCAGTTCGCCACGGCCAATATTGCCGCGCAGCTACAGGACATCGCAGTCACCGGCGCTATGGGCATGTCGCCGCTCCAGATCGCGCTGCAGCAGGGCACGCAGCTCGCTGCAGTGTTGGGACCAATGGGCACCACTGGCGTAGTGAAGGGCCTCGCAGCCGCCTTTGCGTCGGTACTCAGCCCTGTCTCCTTGCTAACCATTGGCACCATTGCGCTTGGCGTTGCGGCCGGTCAGTGGATTTTCTCACTGATCCCCAAGGTCAAAACCGCCGACGAGGCCATCAAAACCCACGCGGATCTCGTCGCCCGCATCAAGGAAAGCTACGACCAGGCGCTACAGGGAGCGGAGAACTACGCGCGAGAGAGCCCTCATCTCCTGGCGGCCATGTCCCGCCAAAGTAAGGCAGAGCTAGAGGCTAGCCTTCGCGCGACTTTTGAGGAGTTCAACAACAAGAGTTCCGTCTTGTTTGCCGACGCGGACGGGGTCTATCGCGACAACTGGCGTGTTCGCGAGCAGTTCAAACCCTTCGAAGATGCGATCCAGCGGCTTCGCCAGCAAATGGCCGCCGGCAAGCCGGACTTCGATGCCTTCTACGCGAGCGTCAATCGAACCGTTGCTGGCAATGCCTCGCTGCGGAAGGCGGGTGATGAACTCATTCGCGCCACGACAGAAAGCAACAAGCTGTCTCGCTCGCTTCAGCAGAACGGACGAGACGCGGCCAATTTGGCTAATCAGGCGCTCGCGGCGCACGGTGCATTTGCCCTCCTGGCAAACGACCCTCTATGGCAGGGAACAATTGCACCTCTGCAGGCGTCCCTAGAAAACCGCATCGCGTCCGATCGGTCCAAAGAGCAGTTCGACCTGGAGATGGCCTCGATCCAGGCGCGTAGCCCGGCACAGCAGGCGGAAATTGCCCGCAAGCAAAAAGCGCTCGAGCTGGAGGGGCAATCGATCGACGCCTCCCTCAAGCGGCAGGAAATCGAACAGGCCGGCGCGTTGGCCTACGCCCAGGCCGCCAAGGGCATTGGCGATGCCGCCCGCAGCCGCCTCCTGGCCGCTAACCAGAACATTGCGGCCGCGCAGCTCGAGCTGAACCTCATCGGCAAGAACGTCGAGGAAACCGAGCGGCTCCGGTTCGTGCGCGAGCAACTCGCATCGGCCGAGGCCGAGGCCGCCTCCAACGGTACCGCCGTGTCGGCCGCGTATCGCGCCGAGATCGAAAAGCTGGGCGATGCCTATGGGCGGCTCAAGCAAAAGATCGCCGAAACGCAGCTCGCGTCGGACCTGCAGTTCCAGTTCGACCAGCTCGGCCGTAGCCCGACTGAGCAGAAGGTCTATGAGCAGCTCCGGCCGATCTACGGTGACGATGTTACCTCCGCCCAGGCGCAGTTCTTCGCCAATCAGATCCGCGTCAACGAAAGCCTGCAGCAGCTCTACGCCATCGGCCGCGACGTGACCGGCGGTTTCTTCTCGGACCTCAAGTCGGAGCTGCTCAACGGCGCCTCGCTCTGGGATGCGTTCGCGCAGGCCGGCGCCAATGCCCTCAACAAGATCGCGGATAAGGCCCTGGGCTTCGCCGCCGATGGTATTTTCGACCTGATCTTCAACGCCTTCAAGCCGGCCATGTCCTCGGGAGGTGGCCTTGGCGGGCTCATCTCCGGCCTCTTCGGCAATAACGCTCGCGGTACCGACTATTGGACGGGTGGCTACACCTGGGTGGGCGAGGAAGGCCCCGAGCTGATGAAGCTTCCAGGCGGCACGCAAATCCTCTCGAACAACAGGTCGATGGCATTGGCTTCGCGCGCGGCCAACAACAACGCCCCAACGGCCGCCAACACCAATTCGACCGGCGCCGGCGGCATCAACATCCACTATGCGCCGGTCATCAGTCTCGACGGCAGCTCAGCGCCTGCGTTCGACCTTGAGCGGGCTCTGCAGGCGAGCCGCGACCAGTTCTACCGGGATTTCCCCCAGCTCTATGCGGACGCGCTTCGTCGCGCGAAAATCTGATGGCAGAGACCTTTCCCGACCTGATTGGCAAGATGGCCGTCAATATCGTCAGCGGCATGAAATACGGCCGCGACAAGGGCGGCATGCTCGTTTCGACCCGCGACATGGATTCGTATTGGGCCGGCAAATTCACTTCCGGCAAGCTGCTGCAGGACGAGTACGCCGATCTCGACGCCTGGTTGACGGACTGCGTGGAGCTGAACAAGCGCGTAGACTTCATCCATCCGCGTTTTCGGGTGCCGCGTTCCTACACGCTGGACAACCTCCCGTTCGGCGGCGCGGCCAATGTCGTCGCGATCCCCGATCTACGCCACGTCGTTCTCAGTGGGCTGCCGCTTGGGCTGATCCTCAAACGCGGCGATCGGTTCACGCTCGTCCAGGATGACCTGCGCTGCTACCGCAAAGTGGCAGAAGACATTCTGGTCGACAGCTCCATCGCCCAGAGCGTCAGGCTGACCCCAAGGCTCCCCATGGGTGTTTTCGCCGCCGGCTGCACAGCCTTGTTCAAGAACCCGCCGCTGCGCCTGGCGATCGTGCCCGATTCCTGGACGACCGAAGAATGGTACCAGGCGTCTGCGCTTTCGTTTGAAGCCACCGAGGCGCTGCGATGAGGACCTATGACCCCGAGGTGGGCAACCTCCTGGCCGCCGGCATCGTCGACTTCTTCGACGCGGTGACCTTCTATTTCGATAGCGGCCCGGTTTCGCTCTTCATCGGCGGCGTGGGCAAATTCACCTGGGAGGGCGTGACCTATTACGGCGCCGGCCAACTCCTCTCCATTGAACGCTCTCCGGAGAACCAGGGCGCTGCCAGCGAGGCCGTGACCCTACGCCTTCGCGAGACCTGGGTACCGCCGAACACCGACCAGCCCGTCAATATCTTCGACGATGGCATTCGCCAGACGATCGACGATGAGGACTGGCGCTGGCGGGTAGCTGTGCTCTCGATCTTCTGGCGCAACCAGGACGGCGCCATCCTCGAGCGCGAGCAATGGGACGTGCGCCTCATCGACGACATGCCGGCCGAGGCCGATGAAAACGGTCTGCCCATCCGCGTTGCCGTGCTCGAGCGCCCGGAAATCATCCAGCGCGACATCGAGGGCAAGACCAGCAACGCCGAGTTCCAGCGCCAGATTGACCCCGCCGATCGCGGCATGGAGCACACCGCGACCGTCGTTACCCAGAAGATCAACTTCGGTCGCCGGCCGGAGGGGACCGTCGCATGACCACCTGGACGCCTCCCACCATTCCCGCCCGCCTGCCGGGCTGGGAGATGGCATATGTCGCGACGATCGAGCGTCAGGCCCAGGAGCCATTCGCATGGGGCCAGGCCGATTGCTTGCGCTCGGCCGCCGAGCTGTGCCTCGCCATGACGGGGGTCGATCCCATGGCCGGTCTGCCCGACTACGCGACCGCAGATGAGGCCGACGAGCTATTGGCGAGCCTTGGTTTTTCGGACCTTAAACAGGCTCTTCACAGCGTCTTTAGGCGCATTCCTAAAGCCCACGCCATGCGCGGCGATGTCGGCATCGTTGAATCCGTCCTGGAGGATCGTCGCATTCTGAGCACGGTCATCATCATGGGCGAGATCTCGATCGGGAAGGCGGTGACGGGCGGAGCCATCCACGTGCCGACCAGTTCGCTCCTGGCCGCCTTCGCCGTCGGGGAGCGCTGATGCCCCAAGTCGCCGGCGCAATCGGTGGTATTGCCCTCAACCTCGCGATCGGTGTTGCGGCCAGCGTCGTCGCGGCCGCGATCATGCCGCAACGCCAAACCTCGCCTGTCACCACGTCTCGCGGCTGGTCGTTTGACGTGACGATCGGCGAGGACACTCCGGTTTCGGTTCTCCTCGGTGGCGGACGCGCAAAGGGGCAGCTCGTCTACATTAACGAGTACGGCGTCGACAGCGACTATCACGTGCAGTTCGTCATCAAATGCGCCCACGGCGAACACGGCGACCTTGAGCAGTTCCTGGTCGACGGGAAGGCCGAGCCGCTTTCCGGCAGCAACTCGTCCGCTCGAGGCCGTGTGGTCAACCGGTTCATGGCAGATGGCCAGCCATACCTCTGGGTGAAGTATTACACCGGCGCGCCTGGGCAGATCGCGGACGCGGAACTGGTTTCCCGAGGCGGTGCGCGCTGGGGCTCGTTCCATCGTCTCACTGGCTGCGCCTACATGATCGTGACGGTCCGGTACAATGCCGACCTTTTCTCGGGCGCGCTTCCGCAATTTGGCTCTGTTTGGGGGCCGCTCAAGGTCTACGACCAGCGCTACGATTCGACTGCCGGCGGTTTCGGTCCTCAGCGCTGGGGCCAGCGCGAAACCTACCAGCCCAGCCGCAATCCCGTGGTGCTTGCCTGGAACTGGCGGCGCGGCATCTTCGTCAATGGCGTCAAGGTCGCCGGCATGGGCTATCCGGCCTTTGCCAATGACAACGCCGGCTTCATCGCTGCCGCCAATGCCTGCGACGAAACCATCTTCGATCCGGTCACCAACACGACCTACACCCGCTACGAATACGGGCGCGAGGTCAGCGATGACGAGGATCGGCTTGCGGTCTTGTCCGAGCTGGAGCTTGCCTGGGCAGGCGCTTCCTTCCGGCGCGGTGGCGCTTACGTGCCTCTGCCGGCGCTCCAGCGGCCCAGCCTCGGCACGCTGACCGACAAAGACCGCCTGGACGGATATTCGGTAGCCGCCAATCGCAAGGGGCCGGCCAGCGCACTGCGCACCGCCTGGCACGGCAAATATCTGTCGGCGGCCCATGACTTCAACCTCACGCCGTTCCCGACCAAGATCGATGCAGCGCTCGAGGCCTCCCTGGGCGGGCGCAAGTCGCAGCCGTTCGACCAGCCCTATGAGCGCCTCATGCAACGCGCCCAGGCTCGGACAGAAATCGCCTATCGCCGGCAGCTTTTCGCCGGTACCAGGAAGGAAACCTTCCATCCCCGCGCCATGCGCTATGAGGTCGGCGACATCGTCACGCGTGCCTGCGAGTGGGGAAACGTGACGATGGAAATCGTCGAAAAGGAACGGCTCGAGCGCTACGCCGGCGTGACCCTGACCTTCCGGGAATGGTCGAACACCATCGTGCCGGCATCCGGAGAGGCCTTCGTCCAGATACCTCCCGATATCGGCGCGGCCCCGGTCAATCCCGACCGCCTGCAGTACGTGCCCGGCTTCACTGGAGTGGCCTACAGCCAAGCCGGTGGCGGGGCGATCCATCCGGCCATCAAATTCACCTGGGGCGAGATCTCCGACCAGTCGGTTGATCAGATTTTCATCACCTTCTGGCCTTCGGCCGGCACCGAGGCGGCGGATGGCAAGTCGATCTCCGCGACCAGGTTCAACCGGGCCGCGCTAGGCACCGGCGTGGCGCCGGAAACCGAGTATGCCTATTACGCCACCTTCACCACGACGCCCTGGCGCAAGACCCTGGCCACGCCGGTCCAATATGTGTTCACCGGCAGCGAAACCGTGCCGGCCGAAGTGGCTGACGATTCGGTCGGGCTCAACAAGATCAACCAGGAGCTCAGGAACGCCCATGGTCTCCTCACTCGCGAGGAGCTGCTCGGCTCAGTTCCCGACCGCCTGGCGCAGCTTGAACAGGACCAGTTCAATCTGGCCAATGGCCTGGGCGATGTCAGCGAGACCAGCAAGCGCGACGTGCGGGTGCTCAAGGCGCAGAGCGGCAGCAATGCCGCCGCCGTTATCGAGGAGCGCAAGGCGCGCGTCGAGGCCGACGCCGCCAATGCCACGCTGATCCAGGAGACGATCGCTAAGCTTGGTTCGGCTGTTGCCGATGCCTTCCTTCGCTTCGATGTGCTCGCGTCCGACTTTCTGACCTACGCCGATATCGCGGTTATGGGCCGGATCGTTGGCGACGAAGTCATCGAGAGCGGCCTTCGCATCCATCTCGAAATCGTCGGCGGGGTGCTCACCTCCCAGATCGCGCTGCTGGCCCAGAAGCTGGTCATTACCGATGGCGTGCACACGTCTGAGGCGTTCCGGTTCGACGCGACGAACGGCCGCCTAGTGCTCAAGGAACTGGCCGTAGAGCGGATTACCTCGCTCGACCTCACCAGCCTCGTCATCGACGGCGTCAACCCCGAAATCACCTTCACCGGAGCCTGAGATTGCCTTTCACCTACATGGAGGATGGCGGGAAGTGCCTCATGATCGGCGACGAGATGGCCATCTGGGACGAGCCGACCAGCGGCGACAAGTTCGCGCCCTACAAGCACCCAGAGCAGCACCTCGATGCCGTCTACTTCCACTCCAAGAACGACTATTACGCCGAGGCGGCGGCCGCGTCGGTGCCGGTCACCCACGCGGCCTACCCAGCTTCGGCGCCATCGACCTGGGCAAGCGATCCCTATGGGTTGATCACCATCACGCTCTATCCCGACACCTACACGGCAAGTCGGGTGCTGCTGACCCACAATCTCGGCTATGTGCCGAAGTTCCTCATCGCCGACGAAAACTACAACGAACTGCCAGGCTCGGCTCCAATCCAGTACGCCAACAATGAACAGGGCGGGACGCGTTTCGTTCGGCACTATGCCACCACCACCCAGATCGTGCAGGTGGAGTATGTGGTCCCCGGTCTGGGGGCGATGCCGTCGCTCAACAAGACCTATCGCGTGGTCGTGTTCCGCAAGCCCCAGGCCGACCCCTCCAAGCCGGTCTTCCAGACGAGCCGGGACGGCAACGTCCTCATCGCCGGCCGAGGCAAGGTGAACTATTCCGAAAAGCATCTGCGGCTCGCTGAGACAGGCGAGACGGCGTTCCACATGCCGACCGAACCGGTCTACGACATCAACAACGGCCAGGTTCGCTATGTGCGCTCGGGCGGCTTCTGGATCGAGAGCGTAACCGTGCGCGGCGCCACGGTGGTGCGCTACGGCGGCAGCCTGACCAGCGTCGACTATCTCAGCGTGGTGGCGTGATGGCAGTCCCAAGGTTCAGCTTCAAGGCCGGGCGCGCGCTCATCCAGGATGGCACCCGTACCGTTCTCGATACCGCTGCCAAGAGCTTCAACGCCGTGCCGCCGGCGGTCATCACCATCAACCCTTTCACGCTCTCGTATCCGGACTTCAACAACAAGAGCTACCGCTACCTGTGGGGGCGCGGCACGATTCCCGGCGATGCATTCAACCGGGCTTACGAGATTTGCCGCTCGCTGGCCAAGGTGAACCAGGAAGAGACGACGCTGCCCAATATCGACCTAGGCGCGTTGCCGCTGGGGACCGACTTTCTGGAAACCCGCGTCAACCTGACGCGAACCATCACGCCGGCCGCGTCCTGGGGTTCGATCAGCCCATCTGAGCCGGGCCTCTATGCGTGGCCCTCGGAGATCATCCAGGGCCAGTGGATGCAGCTCATCGGCAACTCGATGATCGCCGAGCGCGGGGATAACTGGGCGCGGCTCTTCGAGATCGTCATTGTCCCTGAGAAGAACGGCGCAGGGAAGGTGATTGCCAAGCGCGCCGTTCTTCGGCGTCGGCAGACGGTCGGGACGCTCGGCTTCGAAACCGGCCAGATCGAGGCGAAGGCGAATGTCGCAAGCAGTGCCTCCTCTCCGCAGCTGCGCGAAGGCGACGGCAATCACTGCAGCTTCGTAAATTCCTACAACTACGCGTCGACCTATACCGGCGTCCTCGAAATCACCCCCTGCTCATATCGGAGTGGCCCATGACCCGCATTCTCTCCGGCACCGCTGCGGTGCTGGCCGGCTCTCGCACTGTCGCCTTCACGGGAGCCCCGCTCAGCGATGCGAATTGCCCGGTTGACGGCACCGTTGTCCTGGGCGGCGCTTCCTACTTCATCGCCTCACGCACGGATACCAGCCGTTTCGAGTTGACCCGTGACTATGAGGGGGTCGACGGCACGGTTTCCTGCGAGATCGACCCGCTCAACGCCAATGCCATCAACCTGGTGAAGGTGGCGCGCTCGATCACCGAGTACAACGCCAAGCTCGCCCTGACGGACGCTTACGGCAAGGGGCTGTTCTACGAGAGCATCGGCTTCACCGGCGCCAACGATCCGGGGCCGGGCAAGCTGGCGCGCAATGCAGCCGCGTGGGCCGACAGCACCGAAATCTACATGGATGTGCTCGACTTCGGCGGGCACGAGCAAGGGGCGCTGATCGATCTGGCCAAGGCGGGCACGGTCTATATCGTCCGTGGCATCGATACCGGCGCCTATGCCGCCTACACGCTTTCAGCCGCGCCCCAGAACATGGGGCCGGATGAATGGCGCAAGATTGCCCTTTCCTACGTCGATGGCGATGGCCTTATCGCCGACGGCGAGCTGGTGGCAGTCGAGTGGAACCGGAAAGGTGAGAGCTTCGCCGCCGACGCCGAGGTCGACGACATGGCCGGCCGTGCCGCCTACGACAACGAGGCGCCGGGCTTCGTGGTCAAGGTCAATGACGATGGCGATGGCCGTGCGGTATTCTTCACCATGGGCACGGGCGGCGCCGGTGCCTGGGGTTCGCCGGCCTATCTCACCGGCACCAAGGGCGACAAAGGCGACCCGGGCGATAAGGGCTGGGCTCCGCAGCTCGTCGGCGTCAGCGATGGCGAGCGCAGGGTGCTCAAGCTACTAGGCTATGTCGGTGGCGCCGGTGCGCCCCCCACGGCCAATGTCGGCGACTATCTCAAGGCTGATGGCACGTTCACGGCCAACATCGCCAACGCGATGGACCTGCGCGGTCCGGCCGGATCGGGCAATGGCACTGTTGTTGGCCCCGCGTCATCCGTGGCCGGCCGGGTGGCGGTCTTCTCTGATACGTCGGGCGAACTGATCGGCGACGGTGGAATTGCCCTGGCCAGCCTGCTTCGCGGCGCCCTGGGCGGTACGGACAATCGCCTTCTCCGCTCCGATGGAACGGGCGGCGTTACCGGGCAGGGGAGCGCTGCGACGCTGGACGATTCCGGTAACCTCTCCGGCCTCGGAAACGTCAGCCTGTCGGGTACTCTGTCTATTGCCGGGCTTGCGGGGAAGGTCATCCGCAAGGTGCAGTTCACGCCGATTACAACTGTCTATGAGACCACATCGACAACGGCCGTAATATCGGTCGGCACCAGTTTCTCTGCCGTCTCGACGACAAGCAACCTGCTG